CAACTCTGTTCCAAACGGTAAAGCATCTCTTATAAACAAATACTTACGAGCTTCAGCAGAGTCCATAAACCTACCTTTAGCTTCAATCAAAACATCACCTATTTTAAAATCAGGATGATAATGATGGTCAACAGTATAAGGTATCTTATCAGGGTGGAACTCACAAGGTGACATTATGCCATCTCTTAAATCTCCTTCCCATTTAGAGTCTGCGTTTCTTACTTTACTTTTCCAACGATTGTTAGGTTTATATCCCATAATTTAGTCCTCGTCTATCCCTAAATGGATAGAAACCATACTTATTATAGAAGAATAACACCACTCGCAAAAAGTAACTGGTGATATACCAAAGTAACCTTGGACTCCACCACATGATGGGTCATAGTCACTTCCGCATATTGAACATTCATCTTTAGGTACAAAAGCATTTTCCTCCGAGTCTGACATAGTTCTCCTATTTATTTTTCCTTAGTTTTCTATAAAGTTCGGCAGTCCTATCTGTTGGGATAAGACCACCGGTTTTTTTAGGTTTAGATTTTTTATCAGCCACCTACCCATCCAAAGAATAATGCCAATACGACAATTCCGAGGAAGATAGTTAGTGATTTATTTTCTAAAACCTTCTTTACTAACTCTGTTACTTGTTCCATGTTACTCCTTTATTTAGACAATTCATTCGTTATGTCTTTATCTAACAGCTTCCAAATAATACCAGCGGCAATTATACCTGCCAAACCAGCACTGCCTAAAGTCCATACTATGTTAAGTATAGAACCAACCACATCTCCTGTTAGGAATGCCACCTTTGATCCAAAGATAACTTGTAATATAATTGATAAACTAATTAACTTAATACCAACGTCTATTGCACCGTCAGCTCCGTTCTTTATTTTCTCTAACATTCTTACTCCTTTCATTGTTAAACATCACTATGTTTTTTAGCATAGTACATAAGCCCTTCTATTTTATCGGGGCTTTCCATGAGAAGTCCAAGTGCGGCATTACAATGATGACACAAAAGACCCCTGACCTTGCCGGTTTTATGACAATGATCCACGTATAACTTGTGGTCATCGTCTAGACCATACTGGCAATTCTCATTGGCACAGGTACCTCCTTGCTTCTTAATAAGCTCTTCTTTATCTTTAATAGAAAGGTCATATCTCCATATATCCATATATCCGGGGTTAGCTTTTTTAAAAGCTTTGTTTGACTTTTTTCTACAAGACTTACAATACTTAGAAGAACTACTTAATTGACTTTTGCTGAAATGAGAGGAATCTTTAGACTCCCCACACTTCGAACAAATAAAACAATCAGTCAACAGTATCGAACCCAGAACACATAACAGAATCTGCTGGTCTACAGACAAGTCTGTCGTTTTCCTGAATCTTTTGTTGTTTTTCTACTTTTTCTATAAACGGACTACAGCTGGATAAAACTATTATTGCAATACAAGCTATTAATAATCTCATTCCATCTCCTTGTCTTCTTCAACCAGATCAACCATCTCACATATGTTTCCAGTACAAGCTAGTGTTTTACTGCCCACTGTCATGTCTGTAAGTTCATATTTGCTGATTAAATCCCAGTCTACATTCTTAGGCATTTTATTAAACATTGCTGTGTACTCTTTCTTAGTGCAATCTTCATACGGTGCTTGTTGATACGAATGGTCAGAGTGCGGTAAGAAACTAACACCTGATACTTCATCAAAATGTTTGTATACCCATGCACCTACTTCCATCCATTCATGCTCTCTAACACTGATAGTTACACTAGGCTTATGCTCACAATAGTATCTTTGATAAGTAAGCCACAACTCTAACTGTTCAATAGCATTTCTGTCATTTCTAAGTATGGCTCCTTGAGGGGCCTTAGTTGGAAATGTAAACACTTTAACACTCTTAGGTTTCATAACATCAACCTCGCAAGGTATACCTTGGTCTTCCATTAGCTGTGCTATTGGGTCTTTAGAGTCTGCCCTAACTCTACGCAAGTAGTAGTCGTTGTGTCTAGTATGTATACCACTAGCACTATCAACTAACTGACTTACTGTACCACTAGGTTTAATAGCAGTAGTTGCAGTTGATTGGCTTATGCCCATTAGTTCTGCCCAATGTTTGTTTACTGTTACTGTCTCTTTACGTAAGTCTGAAAGGAAATCAGGAAGGTTTCGCTTACCATAGTATCCTCTATCTGCATTACTGCCATTCATAAAGCTGTTGTCCATAATACCAGTAAGACTTACACCAAGTAGTGCTTCCTCTTCTGTATTGTGTATCCACTTAGGTCTCAAGCGTTTAAAGTTAGTTAATGATGACTGGAATGTTCCAAGTATCGTAGCTAACCTAACCTTACGCATTATGTCTTTTTGCGTATCTTCTGCTCTAACTACAACTTCAGTAAGATTACAAAATTGACCATCTCTTAACAGTATCTCACTACAAGGGTTACAACCAAAGTCATGATTGGGGTCACGTCTTCCATTTTTAGCTACTTGTTTGATTGCGGCTTCTCTATTAAAGATACCACGCTCACCAGACTTAGACTCATACAATGATGTCCATTCTTTCATAAAGATTCCAATGTCAGGCTTCTCTGTATAACATACACTGTTATTACTTAGTGCCATTTCTGGAGTATCGCTCCACCACTGACCAGTCTTTGCATTACGCATTCTTTCATCAGTCAAGTTAGATAGTGACATTAGGGCTGACCTACGTACACCACCTACAACTACAACTTCTGCAATCTTACACATCATACGATGACACTCATAGCTAGTTAACTTGCGACCACCAGCATCCTTAAAGATGTTAGTAGCAAAATAAAACAAGTCGATTAAAGGATCAGGGCCACTTGCTCTTCCTCCAAAAGTCTTAAGTCTAGCACCTTTAGGTCTAATGTTAGAGAAATCCCACTTAGGCATCTCACCGTCATAAAGATAAGTAATTAACTTTCGGAAAGCAGATTGCCAACCTTCTTTAGAATCTTGTACTACAATTACATCTTCAACATCTACCATTTGTTCAGGTATCTCAGGCAGTTTATTAATGAATTGTCTTTCAACACTAAAGCCTACACCAGTGCCATGCATAAGAATAAATAAACATTCATCAAATGCTTTAGGGTGGTCTACACTTAGATAAGCGCAATTGTACCCTGCAATATGGTTCTTAGCTAAAGCAGGACCTGCTGTCATCAGAGCCCTCATGCTTGGCATAACTTCTAAATTAAGGACAGCCTCCTCTAGTATTTTCCTAGTCTTAGGAACTAACTCTTGGTTGGTGTTCTCTTTTAGGTGTACTTCCATAAAATCAAAGTACCTAGCGACAGTTTCCTCCCACGTCTCCCTTCTCTTTTGCTCAGGTAACCATCTGGCATACCTACTAAGGGCTATAAAATTTTGATAATCTGTTGCTAGTTTTTTCATTTAAATTTCCTCTATTGTTATTTATCATCTGTCTCTGGTAAGAGACCTAATTTTTGTAGTTTATTAAAATACCTCTTATGGACATCTGAGTACATCCTAAAACCTTCGTAGTACTCAGTGTCCTCTTCAATCAAGCTGTGAAATTTTGTCAAAGCTTTAGCAAGTTGCATAGCATCATTACCTTTATCATGTTCCTCTTTTAAAGACTCTTGAATACAAGTTCTTAAAAGTCTGTTCTCACTATTTAAGAGTCGATAGTTAGTGGATGTCATACCAAGTTTCTCCTATTTTTGAATTACCATTCATTGTACAATCGAAGCCAAGTCTCTTTCCTGCAATAGTTGCAGACTCCTCCAGTATCTTAGCGAGTTTATCTGCGTCATTTCTGTTACATTCGAAGTTTTGCTCGTCATGCATAATTGCTAACAATTTACAATTTATGTTATTCTTTTTAATAAGACCGTCAGATACAATAGCCCACTCTTTTGCTAAGATCGCCTCATTACCTTGTAATAGATAATTAAGTAACTTATGCTCAGAGTCAACTTGAATCTTTCTCCCGTCTTGGGCGGTTATAAACTTCTTACCTGACTTATGAAACTCCTCTATTAACCTAATTTGTAAAGCCTTAAGAAGTGGGAATGTTCTCAAGAACTTAGTCTTAAGTACAGTACCTTCCTTAGCCTTGCCTCCAACAATAGTTCCAAGTTTAGCAACACTAGCACCAAACAAGAAACCATAGATAAAAGTCTTAGCCTGACTTCTGTCCTTAAGTCCTGCGGCTCTTTGGTTGACAGTATGTACATCTGTACCATCTTCCTCTTTACCAGTGATGACCGTTTCTACATAACTAGGGTCACCCATAGCGGCCGCTAATAGCCTTAACTGGGCTGATGCCAAGTCACAACCTACTAACACTTTATCCTCAGGTGCTATAAAAAGACTTCTCATCTCTTTACCAAAAACAGCTTTAGCACCCGGCACGTTTACCAAGTTTCTATGGGACATTCTTCCAGTAGCAGTGCCTAAAGTAAAAGGCACACACTCTAATCTACCATCATCTCTACAAACACCAAGCCAACCTCTGTCTTTATTTTTCTGGTTCTGCAATGTATTTCTTCTATGCTGATAGACAGCGTGTAGTGCTATCTCTTGACCAAGATCACCTTTGATAGAGCCATAAGAGTCCTCTGTTAATTTAGCAGAGGTCTTTATCAAGCTCCCATCTTCAGTTCTTTTGGTGTTCCATTCCGTTGGCTTCCACCCGTTCTTAAACAACATCTTCTTAACTTCTGCTGTCTGAGTCAACTTTGCAGGAGTAATTTCTACTCTACAGTATGGTCCATTTATGTTTAACCCGTCTTTCTTATTTATAAGGTCTATACAAGCATAACCCTCAAACCAATCTTGTATATGCTTATGAAGGTTACCAGACTTAGTCCACCTAGGGATAATTGGTTTTCTTAATTGCTTACCGCCAACCATTCCTTTCTCATAGTTAATACCTTTTGTCTTCATTATTGTATTGCACTCTGAGTTACTGACCCAAAAATCAGGACACTTTACAATAGGTGGCATGCTTGGTTCAATCTTATCTTTAAGCTTATCAATCTCTTTTGTCAAAAACTGTAAATGTTTCTCAGCCAAATCTCTGTCAACCAACCATCCGTTCTTAACCTGTCTAGCACTAATCTTTGCTATCCTAAACTCACGATTAAGAACTTCTTTTGGAATACCGGAGTCCTTAAACTCTTTTAAAAGAGCATGAAAGACCCTGACATTGATTAAAACATCTTGCTCACATCTATTTAACATTGCAGGTTCAAATCTTAACCATTGGCTTTGAGAGGGTTTAAGAACACCAAAGTGCTCACCCCACATCTCCAGACCATGCCTACCTTTGTACCTACCCAAACGTCTATTAAAGTTTAACAACTGGCTCATAAGAAAAGTATCTATAAGCCTAGCCTCTGTTTTAAAGTTGAATATTTTACTTAAGAGAGGCATGTCGTACATAATAATATTATGACCTATTAACTCGTCAGCATCTGACAAGTATTTAAGCCCTTCAGCTAAAGAAGGACTATCATCATCATTGTCTGAGAAAGTTATTGAAGTCTTTTTAATTATATCGTAAGTAGATATACACCAAACATTAGTAGCGTCATTGACAAAACCGTTTGATTCTACATCAAAAACTAACTTTTTCATTTCCACTCCTCTAATTAAACTCCGCAGGGGTGCTGTGTAAACGACCTGTCAAATTATCATACCTAGCACATCCTGCAGGACCTGTATGCCCTGTGAATCTGTTCTTTAGTATCGATATGTTAACTCTCTGTCTTACACCCTCGTCATCAGAGTATTTGTTTCTAGAAAAACCAATGATTTGAAAAGCTATCTGCTTCAAACTTCCAGACCCTTTTAAAGAATCTTCCGTTATTGATGCACCCTCCTCAAAGGTTTTACTTCCACCACTTGTCTTTCTAAGATGGGATACAACTCCAATCCAAACATCATGCTTCTTGCATAACTTTAAGAGATCCGACATAGCCTTGTCCATAGCTTCATTAGCATTACCCTCAACCTCACTAACCGCTAAGGTTATATGGTCTAAGAATATAAACTTACAACCAGATGCGGCCATAAATTCTATCTTATCCATAAGAGAAGAATCAGTGACTGAACCTTGATGGTCTAATAATAGAAGTCTTCCTGAACCTGCAACCTCTTGCCAAGCTTTAGCACCTTCCTCTCCTGACCTGTCAAATACAACATCAGGTAAGTTGATTCTCTTGTTTAGGTGAACACCTATTACACCGTCTAGTGTTTCTCTCACAGACTCTTCAAGAGATACAACACCAACTTGATAATCTGTAGTAATTATTAAATGATAAATATCTTCCTTAACAAAAGTAGACTTACCAGAACCAGTTCCTGCTGTAAAAATAGTAAGCTCACCAGTTCTTCTACCATATGTCATATCATTTACATTACCAAAACAATCAGGGTAAGGTACGGAATCTTCTCTTCTGTCTTCATTAAATAATTCCCAAGTATCTGCAGAATTAATAATACCTGCAGGAGAGTACTTCTCTGCATTCCAAATTGCTTTCTCTAACTCATAGGTCTTGCCTGAAACTAGATAGTCAGAAGCATCTTTACCAAATCTTCCTAAAGCACCAATCTTAGCCTTACCTGTTCTTACAAGTCTTGCACAAGATTTTGCCCCATCTTGACCAGCTTCGTCATGGTCAAATAGAAACACAACCTCTTCAAAAGAATTAAGATAAGATAAATTAGCGGCTACTTGTTTATAGGCACCTTGGGCACCATTGATAGTCGATACAACTGCCCACTCTTGCTTTTTATCTTTCCAGACCTGTTGGACAGACATTGCATCTAAAGCACCTTCTGTAACAACAATCCTCTTACAAGAGCCCGGAGCAAACTTAGACTGCCCAAAGAACTCGTCTTTGTTTTTAACAGATCCTATGGCAAGAAACTTTTTAGTATCTAAATCTCTTCTCTCGTAACCAACTATCTTACCTTTGTTGGTTATAGGGTAATAGTGATACTTAATAGTACTACCATCTTCTTCCGAGTATCCAACCTTTACGTCATAAAGCTCTGCTATCTCTTTCTTAATCTTACGCTCTCTAAAACCTCTAATGTCAAAAGTCTTTATCTCATTAATAGTTTCTGTAGAACTTTGAAATTCTTTAGGTGCCAACTTAATAGTCTCACCTTTCTCTTCATAAACTCCTGTATTTTCACAACCAAAACAGAAATAAGTCATCTTATCACCGTTGTCATAAACAGCCTTATTATCTCTTGAACCACAGGCTTCACAAGACTCGTGTCTAACAAAGACACCTTCTTGTCCCATTTCTTTATTTTTCATTTTTCCTCCATAGAAAAATAAAGGCCAATTAAGACCTTTAGTTGTGTAAATAGTAACTATCGATACCCCTCAATGAAGAGTATCTGTAGGTACTACTTTGTATTAGTAGTCGCCATCTTCTGTAAAGTCTAAGTCAACTTCCTCTTTCTTAGGCTTTGCAAACTCCGAACCAGAATCCAAACTGCCAAACTCTGAACCTGCAGGGTCTGACTTCTCGTAAGGTATCAAGTTGGTGACAAGAACATTCTTTAAACTCATAGAACTGCCCTTCTGACCTTTATAGTCCCAGTCGTAAGTATCATAAGAAATAGTACCAGTAGAACCATTGCCAATGATAACTCCACCTAAGGGCTTAATGTTACCTTCTTCTGTCTTTGTGAAAACACCGGGAGGTGATAAATCTTTACCTGCCGAAGTCTTAGCGTTTTGCTTAAAAGTCACTTTGTATTGACCAGTCTCATTACCCTCTGCATCCTCTACAGGTCGCAAAGATCTAATATAACCGCTCTTCTTAAACTTCTGTGCTTCTGCCTTATCTACATAAGCTGTAACAGACCATTGAAGTTTCTCAAAGTTCTCTTGTGGATTGTTGGGGTCTAAGAAACACCAGTTTAACTCCACGTTTTCTACTAAATTAGACATTTATGTCCTCCTTCTCTAGCTCATTTATAAATAAAGGTAGTTCCCACATTTGTCCGACACTTCGTCTCATCCAAAGTAGTCTACCCATCTCTAACATTACAACATCAGCATCGTAACTATAGGAGTTCCTATACTCTTCTCTGATAGCAACCCAAGCATCCTGAATATCTTTATTATCATTCAAAAGCTTCTTTGCCTTTACAGGGCCAATCTTAGGAACACCCTGTATGTTGTCAACTTGGTCACCTGCTAACATCTGGTATTGAAAATTCCTGATACCGTCATAGTCAGTGACATAGCTTAACTCTTCTCTCTTAAAATCATACTTTGCACCGGGAACAATCCACAGGTCTTTATCTATTGTGCAAATTATTGTATTGTCTTTATCATTAGTCTGAGCAATAGCCAATGTATCATCAGCTTCCTCATTTTCAGATATTTGAGCACCTAGCTCAGAAGTCAAGTAGTCCCTAACCTTTTGGTAATAGAACGGCTTGTCGCCAGTCCTGTTGCCTTTATAAGGTTTTGTTACTGCAATCTCTTTTCTGAAATTAGTGTGCCCTGATAAATGTAACTCGTAACTATCTGCCTTAGATTTACCAACTACACTCTTAATAAAGTCA